AGCAACTGCCAGATGAACGAGAAGCGATCCCCGTCCTCAATATCAAACTCAGAAGTCTGGATATACGAATCTATCGGCTGGGCAGGCATGACCGTACCATCGTCCGTACCGTACTCGTGATACACAAGGTTATTGGCATACGTCGCAGCGATGGGGTACTGCCGTAGACCTGTGTCCAGCCACGCCGTGCGGCCTAGGTAGCCGTAGTACCAAGCGTTATCTAGGTAATTGTAGATTACATACGTGTCGATGGTCGTAGAGTTCTTAGAGCAGTAGAACCACCATACCTCGTTAAACGCTTCGTTCGTACCAGAGTAAACTTGATACGCTTGATCCAAGTTAATGTTGTTAAAGATGAATAAACGTAAGTCACAGTTCAAGGTTTGAACCGTACCGTTGTAGGTATAGAACTTACCATTTCCCATCCAGTACACAACACCAGACGCCAGCGATACCGCATTAGGTCCGAGGATAGACGTATTAGATCCCACAAGGTTAGACCCCCACACAGCGGGCGGGCCTAGATATTGGAGCGAGTACACGGCTGAATCCGTAAACACCACAATCTCTTGGCGGTTCTGGATCGATCCTACAATCGTAGATCCGTGGGATAGGTTCACGCTTCCTGCTTGGTTCGTAACCTTGGGTGTCCACATGGTCGTAGACTCTTGGTCAGACCAGCGGATTAACATAGGACTCAACGTTGTAGAGCCGTAATCGTTACATCCTAAAGCTAAGACAAAACGTGACGCATCCGAAATCACAATGTTGTTTTGTACGATAGGCACATCCGATGCACCATACGCTTCTGCAAGGTTGTATGCCTTGTTGTAGATCGATGCTTCGTTCTTGGCTTCCCAGATGTACATGCCTCCACCGCGTGGGCCGAAGACAAGGTTCTCGCCAAAGTTAGACTGTGACCAAAGCTGAAGCTGCTGAATGTTACCCGCGCCGTTCCCCCATGTACCTTGGCTCCAAGGCCCAGAACCCCATCCTGTCGGGGGTAATGAAATGGCATTACCTGTATTGATCTCGTACTCGACATAAGCTGTAAGGGCTTGTGTGCCGCTACCAGATGCATAAGTAGATGCGGTAATCTGCCAAGAGTTTTTAAGCGCCAGCGTGATCTCATACACGCCGTTCAAGGTCACACCGTTATAGGTAATCGCATCGTTAAAGTATACGAAGTCATTCGTGTTGCACCCGTTTAGTGCAGCACCAATCGTGACCGTCTTACTCCCTGCTACGGTCGTAATAGATTGGATTGGAAAGTAATAGGTGAAGTAAGTAAGAGTAAAGTTTCCACCACCAGAGCCTGAGCTTGTAGCGTTATCAGCTACTGTGATGGAGAAGCTGTTTGCATCTATCCGAGTAACTGAGAACTGCTGATTCAGGTCTGCCGCAGGAATTCCGTTTACTGGATTGGCAACGCCGTAGATATTTACAAGATCGTTTGTAAATAAGTTAATCCCTGTAGACGTGATGGTCACGACCTTAGAACCGTTCACAGTGGTCATGGCATCAGTCAGACTGAGCGTACCTGTCTGATACCGTAACGGAGTAATGTCGAAGAATCCACCGCCCTGCTCGACGTAGAACTTAAGATTGGTCCCTACGCCTAGGAGGTTCTCACCATACAGCGTGACCCAGTTCCATAAGGATCGGCATATGCCTAGAAAGGTCGAAGGGGAAACCTGTTCCCACCCACCTATCTTTTCCGGTAGTCCCTGACGAAACCTGACCTTATCGCAATCGTACCAACCGCCCTCGGTAACGTAACGGGTATTCTCTTGGTTAACACCCGGTTTGAACGTTATCTTTTTCTGGGGCATGGCGCACCTATGCTAGTTTGTATGCCCGCGTTCCTGCCTTATCAATAATCAGCGCCTGACCACGAGGCTGTTCTACTTCGCGGTTCGGTATAGAAACGTGGGTCCAGCGATCGAATTCTCGAATCACTTGATCAAAAGGTAATCCTGAGTTGATTATAGCTTGAACCACTTGGTCTGGTGTCATTCCCGGTACACGAATGTCAGCCGCACACCCTATGCGATGCTGGCTCGTGTCCTTGCTTCCGACCGCATCGTTCACCTGTTTGCAGCGGAAAGCAGAATTCACCATGATGGGTTTTCCGCCAAGAAGTACTTTTAATTTCTCCAGAAACTCTGCCAAGCGCTGTAGGTTCGCAAGCTCTTCTGCATTAGGAGTATTGTCAAACTCCCGATGATCAGTGAACGTAAGCTCCTCTAGCGAGAAGTGTGGGGATAACTGAGTCATTCTTTATTTTCATTCATCTTGGCATGGATAACAGCATCCTTCGCCTGTGATCCAGCGCTTGATCCAAAATAAAAAGCCACGATTCCAGTCCATGCCGTACCTAAAGATCCAAGCATGATATCAACCTCGGCAGCTTGTTCTATCTTGCCTGACATTAATCCTACCAGTATTCCGAAAAATCCCAGAGTAACCGATATTGCGAGAAAAGAAGGAACCCATGACTTAACTGCTTTCTGCATCTCTCTAGCAGAAGCACGATCCTCATTCCCCAGCTTGGCAAAGTCCAGACCTAGCTCTTGAGCTTTCGCTTTTAATGCAAGTTCCGCCTGTTGAATAGCAGCAACTTGATCGCCTGTTAACTTCCCGGACTCAATGGTCTTTTGTACATCATCTCCAGAAACGCCCAGCGCTGTTTCCAAAGCACCGACTGCCATGCCAGCAACAGGACTACCTAGAGCTGAGGCTACCGTAGGGGCAAGCTTCTCAAGGGTATCAATCCAATCCGCCATGTTTAGTTCCTTTTATTCCAAAGCTCAAACAACGTTTTAACTTTATCTTCCAGAACGCTGATGCGTGAACGCACTTCTCCAAAGGTAAGTACGATCACAACAAACCCAACTAAAATCGGCCACAACTTTGCCATCAGGTCTAATGCATCCATTACTCATTTTTCCTTCCGGCTATTAACGAAACCACAACCGCAATGAGTTGTAACGTCCACTGGGTTGTATCCCCTGTTTGTTCACAGGGGATAACATCAAAGTTGCATACTGCACCAACGGTCCCTGATATAGCCACTATATAAACTAGCAGCCATATCAGGATCGTTTCATGGTCCATTAGACCTGACTAGAAGTCAGTGCAGGTTGCTCTTTCCAAGCCTTGGTTGCTTCATCCCAAGAGTACATCTTGCCATCTGTAGGCATTGCTACAGGAGCAGTCCATGTCCAGTTGGTTGCAGCAGAGATGGTCCATGAGGGATAAGGTTGAGCAGGATAGAACACGTCGTTGGCTGGATCGTAGGTATATCCAATGCCTGCATAGTTGCCACGCAAGGGAGTACCGCCACCGGTGTGTTTGTTAGCTTGGGTATTGTAGGAAGTTCTCTTCCAAGTACCGCCAAACAAACGCTCGCAGAATGCTTCACCAATAGATTCTTTCTCTACACCGTCAGCACTGGAGGTGTCTTTGGTGTCAACTACGATAACTTGAGTAACTTTGTTGTTGCTGTCGATCTGTGCAAAATGTGCCATGTTAGCTCCTAGAGATGTAGGCCAGTGAGTTCCATATCGTTCCCAATGTAACCACTCAGGAACGTGTTAAAAGAAATAGAGATACGTGTTTCGTCCGTCTGAACTGTTTGAACCATATGGGTTAAATGGGATGGGAACAACACGAGTTGTCCTGTCTTAACACCTAACCACCATGAGTCAGAATTGTACAGGTTGAAGTTCTCAGTCGGAACTCTAATCTGTTGGTATCCATTCTTGTAGAAATGAATCTTGTCGATATCCTCTTGCGCCTGAACGTAGAACACGCCTGAGATAAAACTGTTTGGATGCTCATGCTTGTGATGCCACTGACCCTTCTGGGTGAAGTTCGCCCACGCCTGTGTAACATAGGGCTGGACTTCATTCTTAGGCGCATAAACTTCCTTGAAGTATTCTGCAAGCGACTCCTCACAGAATCGCGCAATCTCAGCAACTTCGGGACAATCAAACAAGTTGTTGTTCACGCTTGTCATGTTGCCGTCGTTGTTACGCTGCTCAAGGTTCTTAATAAAATTCAGTTCTACTTCTGTTAGGTCTGTACCGAAGTCAAAAAAGCTAACCGCAGTTGGGAATAAGTTATGTGTGATCACGCAGCGGTCGCCTTTTCAAAGTCTTCTTCTTGTTTACGTAAAGTTGCAAGTTGTTCTGGAGTCCATAGCGTTGGGATCGAGTCCTCGAACGCCCTGATCTTTTCCATTACATCGTTGACTTCTTCTGGGCTTGGCTGGGGACGGGGGTCATCCCATTTGGTAAACCCCATCCCGTTGTATTCCCACTTAGCACCGGGGCGTAGAAGTTCTACAGCCACGTTGATCCCATACAATTTATACAAACGACCTCTCATGTTTATCTCCGTAAGATAATTAGTTGTGAAACTTAAGTATTACGATACCACTAC